GAGTCTTTGGTAGAATTAAACCCACAAGTTTTTGGTGGTAAACTAGCTGATGATTTAGATGATGCTTTAAGGTCTGAAATTTATGGAGCTGTAATAACTCCAATTATGCAAGATCACGCTCTGCTAGCACAAATGAAAAGAGCTTCCAGACCTACAAAGACTTTAGAAGGAATTGAAAACACAGGAACCATTAATATCTCCGATCCAGCTGTGGCAGAAGAGTTTACAAGATTTATGAAAGAGACAGATCCTAAAGGGCATAGAAAAATAGAAGAAATAGTAGAGCTGACTAATTTTAATCCTAAAGGTCGTAAAAAGAACGCAGAAGGTGGGAGAATTGGTTTTAGATTGGGAGGAATTTTTAGAGGTCTAAAAGGAATTCAACTTGGTAGAGTTCAAAAAGACTTAATAAATAAATATAAAAATGAAGGAATGGAATTTATTGATGCAGTTACAAAAGGCACTGATGAAGGAGTGGAAATTGTAAATCAAAAAAAATTGAATTTTATTCAAAATAAATTAAATGAAATAAACATTAATTCGGACGAATATGTAGATTTAATAGATGAACATATAAGAATTGTAGAACCTGACTTTTATAAAGATATAAAAAGATGGGACGACACTCGTCCTGATCTTGCAGATAAAACGAGAGCTTTATTTTTTCCAGACTGGGCAGAAGCAAGATATGGAGAAGATTATCTTGATGTTTTAGATAAAAATCAAGCTCGAGCAATTCAAGAAAATATAGATCCTAATTTTAAAGAACCTTTATCATCTCAAGAGCAAATGGTTAGTGACATTGATGATATGAATAAAGCAAATATTGATGATTTTTTTGGTATTCGTAAAAAGAACGCAGAAGGCGGTATCATTAATTTGACAAATAACCCAATGACTGCTAGTAGTAAAGCAGGTGTTGAATCATTATTCGAAAGAAGATAGAATATCCCTATGGCTAATATAGATAAATCATTACCCAACATTGACCCTAACGCAATTCCAGAAGAAGCGATTATTGAGACAGAAAAAAAGGCTGAAGTTATAGATACGCCTACAGGTCCCGTTGAAATTGAAATGGATGAAACAGGAGGAGCAGAAGTTTCTTTTGATCCTACTGCAACAGAGATAGATCCCACACAAGATCATTTTGCTAATTTAGCAGAAACGATGCCGGATAATGTTTTAGAACCATTAGGTAATAAATTATTTGATCAATATACAGAATACAAAGAATCTAGAGGTGACTGGGAAGAAACTTATAGAAACGGATTAGAACTTTTAGGATTTAAATATGAAAGAAGAACAGAACCATTTCGTGGAGCTTCTGGTGTCAATCACCCGGTTCTTGCAGAAGCAGTTACGCAATTTCAAGCGCAGGCTTATAAAGAGTTACTCCCGTCTGATGGACCAGTAAGAACTCAAATTTTAGGGGATATAAATGTTCCTAAAGAAGACCAAGCCAAACGTGTTAAAGATTTTATGAATTGGCAAATTATGGATCAGATGAAAGAATATGAACCAGAATTTGACCAAATGTTATTTTACCTCCCTTTAAGCGGCTCAACTTTTAAGAAAGTTTATTATGACGACCTTTTAGGAAGAGCCGTTTCTAAATTTGTTCCAGCCGATGATTTAATTGTACCTTACTCTGCAAATTCCTTAGAAGATGCAGAAGCAATTATCCATGTAATTAAAGTTTCAGAAAATGAATTAAGAAAACAACAAGTATCTGGATTTTATAGAGATATAGAATTAGGTAAACCTCCAGTTACTGAAAATCAATTACAAGATAAAAAATTAGAGTTAGAAGGTATTAAAAAAGACGGCCAAGAAGATCAATATACTTTATTCGAAATTCATACTGATTTAGATTTAGATGGTTATGAAGATGTTGGTGAAGATGGAGAACCTACAGGAATTAAAATACCTTACATTATAACTGTTGCACAATCGACTCAAGATGTTTTATCGATTAGAAGAAACTATGCACAACAAGACCCTCTTAAAAAGAAAAAAGATTATTTTGTTCAGTTTAAATTTTTACCAGGAACTGGTTTTTATGGTTTTGGTTTAATTCATATGATTGGTGGTTTAACTAGAACTGCCACAGCAGCTTTAAGACAATTATTAGATGCAGGAACTTTAGCTAATTTACCAGCTGGATTTAAGTCTAGAGGAATTAGAGTTAGAGATGATGCACAACCATTACAACCTGGTGAGTTCAGAGATGTCGACGCTCCGGGAGGCAATATTAAAGATCAGTTTATGACTTTACCTTTCAAAGGACCAGATCAAACTTTACTTCAATTAATGGGTATTGTAGTTGATGCAGGTCAACGATTCGCGGCCATCGCTGATATGCAAGTTGGCGATATGAACCAACAAGCTGCAGTCGGTACGACAGTTGCGTTACTTGAAAGAGGCTCAAGAGTAATGTCAGCTATTCACAAAAGATTGTATGTAGGTTTAAAACAAGAATTTAAATTATTAGCAGAAGTATTTAAAACTTATCTTCCACCGGTTTATCCTTATGATGTACCAGGTGCAAGACGTGAAGTTAAAATGCAAGACTTTGATGATAGAATAGATATTCTACCAGTTGCTGATCCTAATATATTCTCTCAAACACAGAGAATATCTTTAGCGCAAAGTCAATTACAACTGGCGCAATCAAATCCTCAGATGCATAATCTGTATCAAGCATATAGATCTATGTATGATGCGCTGGGTGTGAAAAATGTAAATGCAATTTTACCACCTCCTCCACAACCTATTCCAACGGACCCGGCATTAGAGCATATTATGTCCATGTCACAAAAGCCATTTCAAGCTTTTCCAGGTCAAGATCATAAGGCGCACATTGACGCCCACTTAAATTTTATGAGATTGAATATGGTACAGAATAATCCTATGGTAATGGGTGCATTACAAAAAAATATTTTAGAACACATAAGTTTAATGGCACAAGAACAAGTTCAAATTGAATTTGTGGAAGAATTACAAGAATTACAAATGATGCAACAACAAATGCAACAAATGGGAGCACAGAATCCAGCTATGGGACAAGGAATGATGCAAAATCCACAAATGCAACAACAGCAACAAAGAGTTCAACAGATAACTAACCAAATTGAAGCTAGAAAAGCTCAACTAATTGCTGAAATGCAAGAAGATTACGCTAAAGAAGAAGAAAAAATTACTGGTGAATTTGCGGGTGATCCATTATTGAAGATTAAATCTAGAGAAGTTGACCTAAGAGCAATGGAAAACGAGCGAAAAGAGGAAGAAGGCGAAGAAAGATTGAATCTTGACAAGATGAAAGCTTTAATGAACGACCAACAACACGATGAAAAGCTTGAACAAAACGAAGAACTAGCTCATTTACGTGCAGGCGTGTCATTAGCAAAACAACAAATGGCAGACCAAAGTAAAAGACACGATTTTGGTAGAAATTTTAAAAAAAAATAGGTATAATTAACACAAGGAGTAAACTATGGGTAAAGATTGGCAAAGAGGACAAACTTTTATGAACAAAGACCCTAAAATTGAAAAAGTTTTAGGTGTTGGTAAAGACGGTTACCAAACTGGTGGCGTCAATATCTCAAAAGAAGTTCCTAACATCGAAGAATCTCAAAAGGTTGTTGTCAAAGGCACAAAAAGAATACGTGCTGACAAAAAACCGGTTAAAGCAACCTGGTATTAACTTATGGCTTGGTTTGGTTTAGCAAAGATTGCTTTGCAAGCTGGCACGCACATATTTAAGAAGCGCCAGGAGACAAAAATGGCTATGGCTGATGCACAACACATGCACGCAGCTAAAATGGCCCGAGGAGAAACAGAATACGCGGGTAAGCTTTTAGAAGCCCGTCAAAATGACTACAAGGACGAGGTCGTTTTAGCGATTCTCACACTGCCTATTTTGGTGCTCGCCTATGGGGTCTGGTCTGACGATCCGATGGCGATGGAGAAGATAAAAACTTTCTTCGAGCATTTTCAGGCGCTTCCGAGCTGGTTTACGAATTTATGGATACTTGTATGCGCGTCAATTTTTGGTATAAAGGGTACTCAAATTTTTAGAAACGGAGGAAAAAAATGAGACAAAACGGAGTAAGATCAAATGTTAGATTTCCTTATGCGAAGTCTGGTATGAAAAAACAAGGTGCTAATGATAGACTAGATGAGTCTTTAGGAATGCGAAGAGGAAAAGAGTCTACAAAAACACAAAGCTTCAAATCTAGAAGAGATGAGTCTAGAGGAGCTAGTAAATAGATAGTGCCTGAATATTTTGATTCACGATCAGCACATCCTATGAGTACACGAAAAAGTATTTATAGAGGTGGTGGAGTTGTGAAAAAAGGTAGAGGAATGGGTGTTGCCTTAGCTGGCGGAGGAAGAGTGGCAGCTAAAGATGGTGATTGGATTCAAAAAGCTGTTAAAGGGATGAGAAAAGATAAACCTTGTACGGGCAAAAAATTTGGAAGTAAGTCTTGCCCTCCAGGATCAAAAAGATATAACCTAGCTAAAACTTTTAAAAAGATGGCAAAGAAAAGAGGATAATATGGTTGACAGAGGAAGAACTAACTTAATGGAAGAACTAGGTCGTGTTGAAGCAGAACCTTCTAATAGAAATAGAAGAGATGAAGTTTCAAGAATACATAGTGAACTTAATAGAGGTTACAAAAAAGGTGGGAGAGTAAAATCTAGAGGCAAAGCTAAAAGAGGATTTGGCAAAGAAGTTAAATAGTAAAAATGCCTTTTAAATCCGAGAAGCAACGAAAGTATCTCTGGAAAAACCATCCTAAAATTGCAAAAAAGTGGACTACTAAATATGGTAGTAAACCTACAAAAAAGAAGAAAAAATAATGGATGATTTAGTTATAGTTCATAAATTAAAAAAAAGAATAAATGCGACGTTGCAACAAATTGGCGATTCTATGATTGGGGGAGGGGTTGACAATATGGAGAAATACAAGTATTTACTAGGACAGGCACAAGCCTATCAAATAATAGCACAGGAAATCTCTAACCTGCTAAAAGAGGATAAGGAGCACAATGACGGAAACGTTATCAACATCGACAAAGGAAATTCCAAAACACCGGGACGCCCTACAACAAAAATATAGAGAAGAAGAATCTCACGTAAAAAGATTAGATCCCGACAATATTAAAGAAGTAGCAGATGAGTTACCAGAACCATCTGGTTATAGAATTTTATTACTACCATTTACACCTAAAGAAAAAACTAAAGGTGGAATTTTATTTTCCCAAGAACAATTAGATAAAGCAAGAATTGCAACGACGTGTGGTTATGTTTTAAAAATGGGAGATCTTGCATACAAGGATAAAGATAAATTTGATAAACCTTGGTGTAAAGTAGGAGATTGGGTAATGTTTGCCAGATACGCTGGTTCAAGATTACCAATTGAAGGTGGAGAAGTGCGAATAATAAATGATGATGAAGTGTTAGGGACCATTAAAGATCCTGAATCAGTTCTTCATTATATTTAACATAGGAAGGAACTATGCCAGAAGAAGCACAACAAAAAGTAGATGATCTAATTGATGTAGGTGAAGCCGATCAACAGGCAGCTGAAATTAATTTAGATGATAAAGGTGAACCAGAAAAAGTTGAAGCACCTAAGGAAGAGAAGATTGAAGTTGAGAAAGTAGAGGCTGGTGAGGAGCCAGAAACTAAAGTTGAAGCACCTAAGGAAGAGAAGGATGAGTTAAAAGAATATAGTGAAGGAGTTCAAAAAAGAATTTCTAAACTAACTCGTAAAATGAGAGAAGCAGAAAGACAGAGAGAAGAAGCTGTTCACTTTGCTCAATCCGTCCATCATAAAAATACTGAAATGGAAAGAAGATTATCTAAAATAGATAGTTCTTATGTTTCAGAATTTGAAAGTAGAGTTAAGACTAGTTTAGCAGCAGCTCAATTAGCTCTTAAAAATGCTATTGAATCTCAAGACGTAGAAGCGCAAGTAGCTGCTCAAAAGCAGTTAGCAGCGTTGACTATGGATGAAGCAAGGCTAAATTCTCTTAAAGTTGCGAACGAGAACAGACCAAAGGAACGTGAAAGAGAAGTAAATATCACACCACAAAGAACGGCCCCTACAGCAAGAACTGATCCTAGAGCTGAAGATTGGGCGGCTCGTAATAATTGGTTTGGTAATGATTCGGCTATGACCTATACTGCTTTTGATATACATAAAAAGCTTGTAGAAGTAGAAGGATATGACCCTCAAAGTAACGACTATTATGCAGAAGTTGATAAAAGAATAAGACTTGAATTCCCGCATAAATTTGATAGGATAGAAGGCAGTTCTACAGAAAGAGTAAAACCTACTCAGAATGTAGCTTCAGCCAGACGTTCGGCTTCAACAGGACGCAAAAAAACTGTGAAACTCACACAATCACAGGTAGCAATTGCTAAAAGATTAGGTGTGCCACTGGAAGAATATGCGAAACAATTAAATATCACGGAAGGAGTATAGGCATATGGAAAATGATAAAGTAAAAACTTCACGTGCGAGTCAAACTAGATCCAAAACGGAATCTAAAAAAGTTTGGACTCCACCCACTTCTCTTGATGCACCGCCTGCGCCAAAAGGCTACAGACATCAATGGATAAGAGCAGAAATATTAGGACATCAAGATACGTCCAATATTGCTCGAAATTTGAGAGAAGGATATGAATTAGTGAGAGCTGATGAATATCCAGATTCAGATTTTCCATCGATGGGCGAAGGTAGATACGCAGGGATGATCGGAGTAGGTGGCCTATTGCTGGCAAGGATACCAGAAGAGATTGCGCTTCAAATTGATGAGTACTACGCAAAACAGACTCAGAACAAAGAAGAAGCAGTGAATAACAATCTTATGAAGGAACAGCACCCTAGTATGAGATTCTCGAAAGAGGCTGATACTCGTGTAACCTTCGGTGGTACAAAGAAAAGCTAATTATTTAGTAATTCCTAAACCAACGAATTATATTAACCGTGACTGGAGGTCCGCAAGGACAGGTCACTTAAGGAGACAAATAAATATGGCAAATACTAGCACAACGGGCTATGGATGTAGACAGGCTATGACAGTTGGAAATACTCCAGCTACAGGTGGTCAGTCTGAATTTATAGTTCAAGGCGGAGGTAGCCCAGGGGCTACTATCGCTATTTTTAAAGGTGCTCCCGTAGGAATGCAAACAGCAGCCGGTGGCGCTGGTGTTCTTGGATACGTTCAAGATCAAACAGCTGCTCTAATGACTGATGGTATTGTTGGTGGGAATACGTGGGCACATAGCACAGCTAACACTAACCCAAGCTTAGGGGTTTTCAATGGTGCATCTTTTATTGATGCAAATGGAAAACCAACTTGGACTAACGGTTTGGCAGCAGCTCAAACTTCAAGTGTAGATTACAATACAGGTAATAGTTATATTACTGCTTATGTAAATACTAATCCACACCAAGAGTATGTAGCGAGAGCCGACGCAGCAGTAGTGATAGGTAGTTTCAATACATTGACGGACGTAGGCTTCAACTTAAATGATGCTGGAGCAGGCGTACAAGGTCAATCTGATTGTACACTAGATATCAGCGGAGTCGCAACTACTGGTGTAGCCGATTATATGTGGAAACTTGTAAGATCAGCAGATGTTGAAGATCAAAAAGATCTATCAGCAGCTGGTGCAGATATTGTTATCGCTTACAATCCGCAATCAAACGCTTTCTTAGCGTAGTCATAGAATAGGAGATAAAAAATGGCAATATCAAGAGCACAACTAGTTAAGGAACTAGAGCCAGGTTTGAATGCACTATTCGGCTTGGAATACAAACAATACTCGCAAGAGTGGACTGAAGTATTTAACACTGAATCATCTGACAGAGCTTTCGAAGAGGAAGTAATGTTATCTGGTTTCGCAAATGCGGCAGTTAAACCTGAAGGTCAAGGCGTAACATTTGATGATGCGCAAGAAACTTTCACTGCGAGATACACAAATGAAACGATTGCATTAGCATTCGCTATCACAGAAGAAGCTATCGAAGATAACTTGTATGACAGACTTGCGTCTAGATATACAAAAGCGTTAGCAAGATCTATGGCGTCTACTAAGAATATCAAAGGCGCAGCTGTTTTAAATAACGGATTTGATTCGAGTTATGCTGGTGGAGATGGTAAGGAGCTTTTTGCTACTGACCACCCTACACTATCAGGCACGTTTGCAAACGAGTTAACAACAGCAGCTGAACTTAATGAAACTTCATTAGAACAAGCGCTAATCGACATCGCAGCGTTTACTGATGAAAGAGGCCTTAAAATTGCAGCACAAGGAACTAAAATGATAATTCCTTCGGCGCTTCAATTTACTGCTGAAAGACTTATGAAATCTGAAGGCAGAACAGGTACTGCAGATAACGATATCAATGCATTAAGAAGTATGGGAATGGTTCCGGAAGGATACGCTGTTAACCACTACTTAAGTGCAACGAAAAAATGGTTCGTTAAAACTGATGTACCAAATGGTCTTAAACATTTCGAAAGAACACCTATCGCGACTAAGATGGAAGGTGACTTTGATACAGGCAATGTAAGGTACAAAGCTAGAGAGAGATACGTTTTCGGATTCTCTGATCCTAGAGGTGCCTTTGCATCAAATGCGACGTAATCAATAATTATTTTTGTGGCGGGACATCGTTCCGCCACAATTACTAAATAAAGGTGAGAGAATGAAGAAATTCCTAGTAAAAATCAACGCTTATAAATATCATGCAGAATTTGAAGTTCTTGCTGAGGATAATGTTGAATCTATTGAAAATTCAATAGTTGACAAAATAGGAGAAAAAGGTGTAAAATGGGAATATCTTGGAGAAATGATGGATCCCAAGAAGAATAGAATAACCTATGAGGAGGTTATAGATGGTACAAGACCTGTACAAACAAAAACGGTCCTTGGAGTTGAAGTGGCAGTTGGAGTATGAGCAACAAGGTAAATATACTCTGAATATGGTCAGGATTGATAGCGCAATTAGAGACGTTATCACTGAGATAAAACTCGAAGAGTCCAAAATAGCAGATAGACAAAATAACATTGAAATGTCTGCACCTACAGTTTCAGTAGCTACTTAAACGCTACATTCAAAATCACAATATAATCCTAGCCCTCTTGCGCTCTACTCAAATCTACTATATAAACTAACTACTATACAATTTATTAATAGATGTAGACGAGTATAGTCGACGGCCTAGAGCCTACATCTTATAAACTAGGAGGATAATATGGGCACAACTACATTTTCCGGACCAATTAAAGCCGGAACAGTAAGAGAAGGTGCAAGCGCAAATGCAGGTTTTGTCAAAATGGCACAATCAGCAGCTTGGACTCAGACGGCAGCAAGTGCTGCGACTACAGGAATGATTATTCCTGCCAACAGTCAAATCACGTCAATCACTTTGTACATTACAACTGCACCTGGTGCAGCTAATTTAAGTATGGGAACAAGTATAGCGGCAACTGAATTGTTTACTGCTTTAGCAGTAGGAACAGCAGCAGACGTAATCAAGCTTGGAACTAGTGGTACAATTACAGATATGGATGCGTGGACGGATGTTGGAACTTCTGATGTTACACTTTATGTACTTTCATCAGCGAACACAACTGGACGAGGAATTATTACTGTAGAATATATACAGAATAATAATTTAGCGTAATAAATAATTAATAGTGCTCCTTCGGGAGCACTAAATTAACAAGGAGAAAAATTATGGCAGGCGGCGGATCTTTTTCAAGCGACCAACAGGTAGCCCATACAGCAGTTGATGCACAAGTAGTACCTACTTCACAAAGAGCTAGAGTAACTTATATTCAAGCAGCTGGTGTAGCAAGTGGTGCGGTTAGTTTAAAAACTGGTGGTTCATCAGGAACCATACTAGCTACATACTTATTTGATGTAGATGGATTATCTGTGTATGTACCAGGTTCAGGAATTTTATTTGAAGAAGGAGTGTATGTTGATTTAACATCTACTCCTGGTGTAACTATTTTATACACATAAGGACATAAATGGCGACTATTACTTTCACAGTCACTGTCGCAAGTGGCACTAACGCCTTTGGTACCGGCGATAAATTTTTTATTAATGGTGCTGTTAGTCCTGTTTTCGAATTACAAGAAGGCAATACTTATGTATTTGATACTTCAGATGCAAGTAATGCTAGTGAAATTTTATCTTTTTCATCAACTAAAGATGGAACCCACACAACCGGCGGAGCCGAATACACAACAGGAGTTACTAAAACCGGAACACCTGGGGCTGCAGGTGCAAAGACAACTATTATAGTTGCTCCGGTTCCAACTACAGGTGCACCTACTTTATTTTATTATAATTCTGGAGCATCTGGAACTGCTGGAATGGGGAATACGGCAAATACTATTTCTCCAACTTCAGGAGTAACAAATAAATTTAATCCCCAAATCGATGATATTATTGAAGAAGCTTTTGAAAGAACTAATCTAAGAGGAACACGAACAGGTTTTCAATTAAGGTCCGCGAGACGTTCTTTAAATATTATGTTTCAAGAGTGGGCTAATAGAGGAGTGCATCTATGGAAAGTTAAACTTGCACAAGTTCCTTTAGTAGAAGGCCAGGCAGAATATAGTTATGCTACTGATTCAACAAATTTTCCCAATGATATTAGTTCCCTTTTAGAAGCTTATTACAGAGATAATTCTACAACTACCGCGCCTGAAGATATTGCTCTAACCCAAATTAGCAGATCAGCGTATAACGCCACTCCAAATAAATTAACTAAAGGAACTCCTTCTCAATTTTATGTGGAAAGAAAAATTAATCCAAGCATCTTTTTATATGCTACACCAAGTTCAAGTGTGTCAAGCACAACTACACCAAGTAGTTATCAATTTTGTTTTTATTATCTAGCTCAAATAGAAAATCCAGGAGCATACTCAAATACGTCGGATGTCGTAAATAGATTTTATCCATGTATGATGTCAGGGCTGGCTTATTTTTTAAGTATAAAGTTTTCTCCTGCAAGAACACCGGAGCTAGAAAGAATTTATGAAAGTGAAATGTTAAGAGCATTAGATGCAGACAATCAAGGAACATCTACATTTATTTCTCCACAAACATTTTATGGAGATGGAGTACTATCGTAATGGGAAAATTTGCTACAGGAAAAAAAGCCTATGCCATTTCAGACAGAAGTGGACTAAGATTTCCATATACTGAAATGGTTAGAGAGTGGAATGGTTATTTAGTTCATTACTCCGAGTATGAATCTAAACAGCCACAACTTGAACCTAAGCCGGTTGGTAATGATCCACAAGCGTTACAAAATCCACGAGTTCAGAGAAAAGATACTCCTCAATTAATTTTATTAAAAAATAATCCTTTTGAAGTTGTTAAGTATGGAGTTAATACTTATGTTAATGTTTACTCTTTAGATCATCAGCGATCCGCGGGCGCTATAGTGAGATTAAGAGGGGCTCCCCGAGTAACAAGTACAGGGACTGGTGGTGAAGATGCAACTAATTTACAATCTTTTGCTTCAATTCCGGATATAGTAGGAGTTACTGATATTGATTCTGTAAATGGATTTACAATTTCATTAGGAAGAATAGATTCAGCAGGAAATGTAACAGGAGCTACAACATCAGATTCTTTAACTAATCCTATTAGTTATTTTTATTTTCAAAGCACGAACACCGCAACAACAACAGATGTTTTCGGTGGTGAACAAAATTGTTCAGCGGGCCCTGTAACATTGGAGGCATTATAATATGGCATATCTTTTAGCAAATTTGAGAACCGATATAAGAGGATACACAGAAGTAGGTGATACAGTTTTAACTGATGCTGTTCTAGATAGAATTATTCAAAACGCAGAAAATGGAATTGAAAGAGCTGCCCCAACAGACCAAAATGCTCATTATGCTACTTCTAACTTAGTTGTTGGAAATAGATATGTAACTATTCCGGCTGATTTAAGATCAATTAATTATGCTCAATTAACTGATGCTGCAGGAAATCAAACTTATTTAGAACAAAGAGATCCTAGTTTTATGGCAGAATATTATTCTACACCTGATGCTAATTCAGTTAGCATTCCTAAATATTATGGAAATTGGGATGAAACTTATTGGGTGGTGGCGCCCACGCCGGATAAAGATTACAAAATTACCTTGGCATATAATAGAGAGCCATATAGTTTAACAGATACAGTGAACCCTGTGACTGCTCCCGCAGCTACCAATGGGACTTATTTATCTAATAAATATCAAGACTTGCTTTTATACGCGTCTTTATATAATACATATGGGTACTTGAAAGGACCGCAGGATATGGTACAATATTACCAATCGCAATATCAAAATGCGCTTACAACGTATGCAACCGAACAAATTGGTTACAGACGCAGAGACGAATATGAAGATGGTATGATTCGTCAACAATTAAGATCTCAATCACCATCAAGTTATGGAACCAAATAGGAGAAAAATATGGCAAATTATGTACCATACGAGTTTAAAA